CTAAGTGAGAATGGATCAGAAACCATGGTGATGGACCGGGAGTTGGACAACATCTTGAGCGATATGCTCCCTGCGGATACCGTTAGGCTGACCCGCGGGGAATTGCTGTTGCTGGACTGGGTGCTCTGTACCGGGTCGTCTTTGATGGCGCCCATTGCCGACGACTTGTTCGAGTGGCACGACTTCCGGTTGAGCCTCTGGGAAGCGATGCCGCCCCTGGACGCCCCGCTGAAGCCGTCTCTGGGGGTTTTGTTCAGTATCAGCGAGACCGACGCCAAGATATTCCTGACCACCATCCCGACGACCTTTTCCTGGGGAGACGGGTTGGATGTTGGGTGTAGTCTGAAAGAGAAACTAGCCGCGAGGCTGCTGGGTAATTACGTGGACCCACAGCAGGGATTTGGAAGATGAAGCAAAGAAGGAGAACGAAGATGACAGTAAGGACGAAACCCAAAGTAACGCCCCAAGTCCGCCCGCAGCCGGTTGTTAAACCGGAGCCGTTCTACCGCCCCGAGCGAATATGCCCAGCTCAAACGGGTGGTTGGGATTAATTACTTCTACCCACCGGGAGAACATCCCGGTCGGGGGGACTGGACGTCGGATAAGTATAGCCCACACCAGGAAGCGGTCTATCAGGCGGTCTCAAAGGCGGTGTACGCTGCAGCTTACGGTTTTGGGAACACTTTGAGGCCCACTCCTGGGGCCAAGATAGACATGGAAGACTTCCAGAGGTGGCAACAGAAGGCGTTGAAAAGCTGGGAGACCGAGAACCGGAGCCGGGGCACCAAGACATCACGCGGGATCCTCGAGGAAGACTTCCCTGATAGCCTGTGGTTCTGGCTCTACCAGCGGGTACGGGACGCGCCGAGGACATTGGCCCCCGTGAGCGGGATCAGTTGAGCCGAGGCATCCGAAACGGAGACTTGGTGCTGGTGAAGTGGCTGGACGCTTCGACATGTTCCAGTTGGATGGACGAGAAGGAGTTTATGGAATATCCCCTTGTTGAATGTGAAACGGTCGCCAGATTGATTAACCGTTCAGGCAAGGTTATCCGTCTCGCTGGCAGCAAAACCAACGAGGGGAAGCTACACGACACCACGGTTATCCCGAAATCATGGGTTTTAGAAATAATTCCACTCTCAATAAAAGAACCCAAGTGACCACGGACCAGGAGCCCCGGTGCTGGTCAATCGAAGATAAATAGGAGTGGGGGATGTGCCGTGTTGGGAACCAGACTGTCTTGAAACCTTGCCGGGATGCTATTATAAAAGCGTTGGGCAAGCCGAATCCGTCCAACCAGGAGATGCAGACGACTCTGAAACGCAACGGCGGGTGCATGAAGTAGCCCCGCCGAAATAGGCAAGCCCGTAACGGTCAAAGCGGCCTAGGGAGCTAATCGCTCTTTAGGCCGTTTTCTATGCCACTCGCAAAAGGCAAAAGCGATAAGACCGTCAGCAAAAATATCCGGGAGATGGTGAAGGCGGGACACCCGCCAAAGCAGGCTCAGGCCGCGGCTTACCGAAAGGCTGGCCGGAGCCGCAAAAAGTGACCATGGCTACCGACCAGCAGTTACTCGCAAGATACGCCCTGGCGACCCGGACGTTCCGGGATTTCTTGCCGTTCGTCAAGATCACTGAATCCGGGACAGGGACAATTCCCCTTGAGATGTGGCCCAACATCGACGAGATGGTGGACGACCTCGCGTTGGAACGGTTGATGGCTTGGGCCAAGCCCCGACAGGTTAGCGCCACCACCATTCTCTCGTCCTATGCCCTTTGGCTTGCTGAGTTCGTTCCCAACGGGGAAGTTTTGGATATCTCCAAGGGAGAACGTGAGTCCCACGAGTTTCTAGCCAAGTCGAAGCAGGTCTGGGACAACCTCCCCGAGCCCCTAAAAGCGGAGCGTTGCTTGCCTGACAACCAAGGCCGGATGACCTTCGTGAATGGCGGGAAGATTGACGCCCTCCCTTCAACTGCTGACGCCGGACGTGGCCGTAACCCCACGCTGGTTATCTTCGATGAGGCTGACTATCACGAATACCTTGAGGAAGCCATCAACTCGGTAAAACCAGGACTGGACGACCGCGGCGGTCAACTTGTTATGGCGTCCACCTGGAATCCCTACAAGGTCGGCTCTCTATTCCAACGGACCTACCAGAACCCCAGCAACGGGTACAAGAAACGGTTCTGGCCGTATAACGTCCGACCTGGCCGGGACGAGGCTTGGTACGACGCCAGGAAACTGGAGTACGACGACCAAGCCCTGTTCGAGAAGGAGTACCCGCGTAGCGAAGAAGAAATGATGGCGCCGGCCAACGCCATCGCGTTTTTCTCGCTGCCTGCCGTCCGTTCCATGCAAGCCGATTGTAAAGACCCGCTTGAGATCATCGGGGTTGGGAACGGAGTTAAGGCAAATATCTGGCAAAAGATGCTGGAAGGGAAACGGTATACCGCCGCCACCGACACTTCCCAAGGTACAGGAAAGGACTACGCAGTAACCGTGGTGAAAGATGTAGTTACAGGAATGACCGTAGCCGATATCTATTCCAACGTGGTCGACGGGACTGAACTCGCTATTGCCAGCGTGGAGCTTCTCCGAGACTACTACGATTCGCCTATCTGGGCGATAGAGAACAATGCCGAAGGGATGCATACCCTCAAAGTTGCCCAGGAACTTAGGTATAAACGCATATTTTTCAGCGACGACGATGGATTGAAACCTGGATGGCACACGTTCGACACGGCTGCTCACGCTACTCCTGGTAGTCGGTTCGTGATTCTGGGAGATTTAGCGCGGGCAGTTACTTCCAGGCTTATCACCATCCCCAACCGCGAGGGATTGGCCCAGTTTATGACCATGATCCGTAATCCGAAGAAGAACGGAAGGATTGAAGCCCAGGAAGGTGGTCACGACGACTACGTAATGGCTGAGGCTATCGCCTGGGCTATACGGGGGCAAGCAAGAGTGGCGGGGGGGACGGGCAAGAGTCTCAACCCGGACACAGATTCTACCTTCCAGCGTCCTAAACGCGCTGGGCGGTACGGGTGGGCAGGGGTGATGCGGTAATGGCAGCGTTCGACGAGAAACCAACTGTAGGGAGCATCAACGCGATGGTGCAACACCTGACGGTGGTTTGGCGTGATACCCACAACAACTGGATGACGGCGGACACGTTCTATAATCTGACGTTTCCCCTGTGGGATCCCAAGTTGAACCGGCCAACGGTCCATCCAGCAAAACCCAAATCCATCGTGGATACGGCGGTAGACCAGATGATGGGCCATGAACCCACGTTTGAGCGGTTCGCACGTGATGTTGACAAGAAAGACGAAGCGGATTCGGGGGAGAAGGCCCTGAAGGCCATGTACGCCCAGATGGGGCTGCTGGAAACCGAACTGACTCTGGAGACAGTCAAGAAGAACTTGATTCTCTACGGATATGCAGTTCTGGAGGACAGCATCGATTCTGTCGATTTGGCCTTCCATATGGAAGATCCCCCAACGCTTGAGGATGGTGAGGAGGAGAACTTCAAGCGAGAGAAGGCCCTCTTTGAGCACAAGAAGAAGACCCTCATGCCGTTCAGGAATCGGGCGCCGCATCCCTCGGACGTATTGATTGACCCTACTCATAAGAACCCGCGCATCGTAGTTAAGACGGGTAAATGGGAATCGGCGGATTTGGTCGAAATCACCCATAGCCGTTTTGATGGCGATTCTGATGAGCCTATGAGAGGTGAGGTCCAGAGGTTTGAGGCCCGAGACGACCCGTTTGAACTGATTGATTGCGTGGAGTATTGGACTGAATCCTGGCACGCCCTGATGACCACGGCAACTAAACCTACGAATATTGTGCAGAGTGTTCTAAGGCGTTTTGGGGGCACAACCGACGCCAAGATGTTAATACTGGAGCCGAATACGTGGGGATTCGTGCCGTTTTCTCATGCATTTGCTGGTTTTGGGCACCAACCTACCAACCCAGCTGAACGTGGGACCCAGTTCCTTGCGGTAGGGATGCTGGATTCCATCAAGGATGACTTGAGAATGAACGCCCAGCGGACAGCGGGTATGCACAACGCCCTCATGGAAGCCACCTTTGCGACGATGGGAACTACAGAAGACCCAGCCGAGATTGAGAATCAGTTGTCGGAAAGTGATACTGTCCAACTTCCAAACAAGGGAGCTACTTGGTTCCTAGAACAGCCGCAATTACCTGGGCATCTCCAAAACTTTGACATCGAGAACAACAAGGACATAGAAGAAGCCACTTTTACCCGTGGCCTGGGCGGAATCCGAGATGTCGGTGTTAATACAGTTGGGCAACAGGCGATCCTGAATACAGCTGGACATCGGAGATTCATCGCTCCCACGCAACAGGTGAATCAGCTATTTACCAAATCGGCAGAACATATCCTTCAATGGATTGACGTTCTCGATCTCGACCTCACTGTTGAAGGGAACAAGATAAACCGTCAGATTATCGATGGGGATTATGCGGTCAAGGTTGAATTCAAGGTCGTGGACCCGGTTCTGCAACTCCAGGAACGCCAGCAAGCGTTTCTTGAATGGCAGGCAGGATCAATGGACTACGAGACGTTCCTGGCTGTTGCTGGCCGCGGGGATGCCACCGGAGCCAGAGAAGCTCTTTGGGATGACATGGTCTACGCCGATCCGGTCATTCAAAAGAAGTTTATTGAGCAACGAGCTATCAAGATGGGGTTGGACAAGTTGTTGGCGGAAGATCCAGACATCCTCACAGAAACTGCTCAAACGACTCAGACGAGTACGATTCTCGGCCCAGACGGGCAACCGATATCGTCAACTTTGGGTACGAATCCATTACGGCAACCTTTGGATTCAAGAACAGCAGCACCAGCAAGAAACGGGCAAAATTTAGCGGGGTAACGATGGCAGAGAGAAACAAACACGACGCATGGGGCGACAAGGTCGGCATGGCCTACCGCGAACAGATGCGTAAGGCGAAGGAGGCCGACGCGATACCTTACGGGCAAGAACGATTGACGCCCACGGAAGCGCGAGACCGCTTCGCCAACATGACTCAACCTGAGAGGCAGAAGTTTATCGCGGAGAGGGGGCAGGACGAAGTGTTGCGGATGCTGAGGGGGAAGTAGATGCCACACGAAGCAGGGCATGTAGCAACCGCTAGTGAAATGTTCGAGCAAGACCCCTTTCCAGAAGAGGGATCCGACACTGCTGCAACAGGGCAAACCATTACTTTTCCGAATGGTGGGATTGCCCAGGTTGTGCGGAGGCAGTTTGGTGAATTCAGTGTCAAATTCTATGAACCACCGGAAGGCGATGTCGGCCCTGTCACGGTAGCAAGTGAACCCATTACCCTTGATGGTGGATGGACATTGATTCCTTTGACCGGTGGGGCGAGACCCTTGCTCATCCCCCCACAGGTCAATCAGACAGTCAGGTTCATCGAGATTCCCGAAGACCCAACCAAGGTTCTGGCGGTCAGTTCCACTGGCTCAATCACCGTTATCGAACGTGCCCAGGCTCCTGTCGCAGCGGTGGAGGTTGGATCTCAGATTCAATCAGATGGCACGAGACGGATTTTCTTTGCGGACAATACCTTTCGAGATGTTCCGCCGGTAACTCAATTCGAGTTGGGACAGATAGAGGAACGCGGAGGGTTTCAGTTCGTTGAGACCAGCCCTGGTAATTTTAGTCGCCTGCCCAAGGATTTACCTGAAGGTCAGGTTGTAACTCTGGATGGCCGTCAGTTCGTTCGACAACCAGACGGGTCAATTCAACCGCTGGCTCCCGAAACATCACTGACTCTTGACCAACAGATTGCCCGCGCTTTGGCTTCAGGAGATGCTGAAGCCGCGTTGGCTTTGGCAGACTTCCGGGACCGGCCCACGTCGTTAGAAGCGTTCAACGCCGCAATGCAGTTCGCACAATCTCCGGGGGACGTGTTCTCGATCTCAAATATTGCCCGTGGCCAGACGACCATCCAAGCGCCGGAATCAGGTCTGACTCAGCGCATCGCCCAACCACCAGCGTTCTTACAGGATGCTTTGACTCGGGTGATGAACCTATTTCGCGGAGGGACAGGGACGCCCAACGACTTCGTATCGATCATCAGCTCTCTGGCTCAAAGTGAAGATGAGCAGAGGAAGTCGCGTATACAAACAGAGGAAGAACTGGTGGCGGCTGATAATGCCCGTGAGCAGGCAGAGACGGACGCATTACACGAGAAGTTGCAAGCAGAAAGGGATAAAGAGAAGTCGGAACTAGCTGCATTCAAAGCTAAATTACAAGCCGAGGCGGATGCAGCCGCAGCTCCCGAATTAACACCAGAGGGGTTGGCGGCAACAGGAAGCCAAGATATCAGCAATATTACCCAAGAACAGGCCGACCTGATAAACGAGTTCTTTTTCCAACAGACATCTGGTACGGAGACCCAGGGTTCAACTACGGCAATAGACCAGACAGGGGCAACGGTGGAACCAGAGCCAACTTCTCTATTTCCGTCACAGGAACAGATTGTTGAACCCGTAACTACGGGCAGTTCTTTCATTAGTGGTTTTTCCACCGAAGAAGAAGATGACTTTTTCGCAGAGGGTGGGGTCTTTGATGACCAGACAGCTATCGTGGGAGAGGGAGGGCCAGAACTGCTTATCGCCAACCCTGGAGCGCGGGTAATCCCGTTAAAGGGAGACGATTTAGCCAAACTGAGGAAGAAGTTCAACATCAAAAGTCTGGCCCACGGCGGGACTCTGGAACAATTGCTCCCGTTTGGTGTTCACCAGGCTCTTGCAGGAGCCATTATTGAACCCACGCGGCGCAGACTGTCCACCGCCGCAGGGTTACCCGTATTGTCGGCGCAGGCCCGACAGAACTTGCTTCCAGAGGAACTAGACGTTCTTGACCGTCTTAGGGCCGAGGCTGGTATCCCGTTGGGAGCGTTCCAACAGGAGCAGGCTTCGGCTCTGCCGGGTGTGTTGAGACGCCGCCCATCTAGGTTCGCGGCCAGGGTTTCACGATAATGGGTGTCCTTGACTTTCCCATAGAACCCGAGTTCATCAAAGAGATTAAGCGGCGTAAGTTGACTGCGGCTGAGGCTGATCCTTTTGGTTTTACGGTGCCCACGGCTATTCCTCAGATTTCGGCAGTCCCTACCCCTGTGCCTACTCCAAGTAAAGGTCAAGCACGTTCGCAAGGTATACCTTTTGAGGACTTCTTTACTCGCTATGGCGAAGTATCTCAAGATGTGTTGAGAGGTTTGCTCAGCACCGGGATTGTCGAGCCACCGATAGCAGCAGAGCCGGATATTTTACGTGCAGGAATAGGTGTACCGACTGCTCAACCCCAACCCGCTGAAGCTCCTATCCTATTTCCTGTAACAACAAGAGATGTGGAGCGGGTTGGGAAATTATTACCAGCAGAGAAAGTCCGGGAGTTGGGTCGTCGTGGTGGGTTTGGTGAACAACCAAGGACTGACTTAGACATCACCGGAGCGTTGGAGCATATCATCGCTCCCCTAGATGTACTTGCTGAGACTGCGTTCTCTCTGGTCAAACTTGAGAAGCCTAAAGGTTATACCAGGGCTTTGGAGAACTTTCGTGACCGTTCAATTCTCGTCCAGATGGCGCTCGGTGTGGCCTTCGATCCCTTGATTGTTTTGGGCGTTCTTGGTATCACGACCCGCGCTTCCCGCGGCGTCATCGCCGTAGCTGTTCGGGCAGAACTTTCTAAGAACCTACCGAACGTATCGAAACGCATCCTGGATTCGGCTGTGGAATTGACTTCCAGACGCTTGAGAGATGCACTAGCTAATGAGCGGGGTGGCACCTTTCTCGGCCCAGATATTCCTCCTCTGTCGGGGCCTGCTGGACTCCCCCCTGTTCGGCAGGCCGACCGACTCAAGATGCTTGAGGAATTTGGTCTGGTTGTGGATTCCTCCGCCAATGAGTTCGCTGCTCCCCTACGTTCCATAGAAGACGTGGTCGCTGAGGTCGTCACGGTTGCAGGTGTCAGGGGGCAGGCCCTTGGTCTAGCCGTTGGACCCTCGGTATCCCGTACTTCTGACGTCGGCAAACTGGCTACGGCTGCTCAAAGACAGAAGATTGCTGTAGATGAGCTGGTCAGCACCGCCATGGCAGCTTCCTTTGACAGCCATCTAAGCCAGTTCCGGCAGGTACTCCCCATCGACCCGAGAACCGGCACATGGAGGGGGGCCAACGTCCCCTGGCAGCGTGTCTTCGAGGCGCCTGACAAGTTCTCTAAGCACGTTACTGAAGAAGCTCGTGCCTTGATTGACGACGTCAACCAGATGACCAACCAAGAGACGAACCGGCTGCTAGAAGACGCCGGCATCACTCGCCGTCTCCGTGATCGGCCGGCGGACGAGTATTACGTACCTCGAAACGTAGAAGAGATTCGCGGTATCGAAACCCGCCGTGGTTCTGACCCCAGTCTCCGGCTGCATTATGACGACATCACCGAAGGACTGGCTGCTGGGGTGGATTACGGAACAGACCCCCGACAGGATATCGAGTTGTACATGCGCTGGGTGTACGGGCAGGTTGCTAAGAAACAATTAGACGATGCTCTGGTAGACAGCAGTGTCACACGCACGGAGTTGATTCCCCCTGAAATCTTAACTAGGTTTACGGATGTAGCGGACAGCCGGAAAGTCATAGAGAGCCAACGAAGGAAGCTGCGTAGGAGCATATTGGCGGCTGAAGGCCAACTCCGCACGGCCCTGGAGAAGGTACGCGGTCGTACCCGAGCGGTTGAAACCACCCAATCAGATATTGCGCAGCTTGATGCTGTTATAGACGATCTAGGGCTCCTGCCGTTTGAAGATGCGCCAACTGTTCCCATAATAAAGGGTGCGGAGAAGATACGCACCAGCCAGTTGGGACGTGCTGCTCAGTCAGCGAAGAATCTGGGTCGTATCAAAACCAGAGAAGCTGCTCAGAGCAGGGGCAGGATGACAGCCAAGCAGGCCGCTGAGGGAATAGAGGCGCGAGTAGAATTCCTCCGAGCTCAGGTAGATAACATAGATGAGCGGCTAGATGCCATCAACTCTGAGTTCCGGTTGGCGAAGATAGAACTCCGAAGGACTATGGAGGAGCTAAGGAAGGCTGAAATAGCTCCAGGTGCGCTGTGGGGTCCGAACCAACCCCTTGAAATCCCCATCAAAGCTTGGCGCAATCGGTTCTTCCCGCTGGAAGACGCTGAATTACTGGAAGCGGCTCTTGGGCCTGCTTCCAACGCGGAAGGTCTAACTAAGGCGTTCCAGACCATAGCCAACAGCCGTCGTTTCCTAGCAGCCGTCGGTGACTTTGCGATGCCCTTCATCCAAGGTCTGCCTGTGCTTGCGACCAACCCGGTGGCCTGGGGGCGGATGTCTGCACGTCATTATCAGGCCTTCTTCGATCCTGGCGTACAGAGCCGGTTAATCCGAGATAACATCACGGACTACCAGTGGCTGGCTCAGCATGGCGTTCCCATCGGAGATCCCGAGTTCTTCGCCGCTCTTGTCCCAGGACAGGGCCTTTCCGCCAGTATGTTGTTTAAGATTCTGCCCAAGGGTGACGAAATTCAACGCCTAGCGCGGTTGGGTGGAAAGCAGACTTTTGGGCGGTTCCAGGCGTCGTACAACACAGGTTTGGGCTGGGCAAGAGTCCAATTGCTGAAAGCCTTGCAAGAAAGTTGGCAGGGCACGGACGCTGAACTTGCTCAATATATCCGTAATCTTACAGGCGGATTGGACTCACGGGCATTAGGGGTGGGACCATCTAGGAGAGCAGCAGAAGGAATGTGGATGGCGTTCTCCCCGCGTCTACTGCGTTCGACAATCGCTTTAACCAAGGACGCTCTAAACCCCACGACGCAAGTAGGCCGGAGATCGCTACGGTCATTGGCTGTTCTCGCTAGTGGAGCCACGACGACCTATGTTTTGACGGGTCTGGCTCTGGGGAAGGACTGGGACGAGATCAAGACTGGCCTCAACCCTTTGAACGGTAAAAGGTATTTATCGTACCAGATCAACGGAGACTGGATAGGAGTCGGTGGGCAGTTAAGGGCTATCTCTCAGATGATTGCTGGCATAGCCGTAGACCCCGTAAGTCTAACGGCGACAAGCCGACGCGATAACCCCATTTTGAACTTCCTGAGTAGCCGGGGTGCCCCAGGAGCACAGATTCTTTTACAGGCTGGAGAGGCAGGAGCCGCTGTGGCTGGCGGGGAGGTCAACCTAGACCCGTTCGAGCAGATTGACGGCCCAATAGACTTCCTGACACATCTCGGTAAAGGGAGCCTACCGTTTACGTTGCAGGGCATCATGGAAGGCGAACAAGGTCTGACTTCCATGTTCGCTCTTTCAGGTCTCAGGACTTCCCCAGAGACCCCCTTTGACCGTCTCAGAGAAGCTCGTACTGAGGCCAAGAAGCAATTAGGAATCACGACGGATGACGATAAACTGGACTCAGACCAGAAGCGGGATATCGATGACCTCGTCCCGCAGGAGATTAAGGATGAGGCGTCTAAGGCCCGGCTCGACTTTGGAAGTAAAACTGAAGTTCTGAAGTTGGCTCTGAAAGAAGTAGATGACAGGGTTAATGCTCAGATTGCCGTAGCCGCTGACGGACTTGGTGCGGGAGAGGCATTCCGCAAACGTTTAACCGCTTTAAATACAGAACGTGCCATTGCCAAAGACCAAGAGCGTGAAGGTGACCAACACGCTGAGGCCCGGCAGTTCTTCGAGGAACTAGAGCCCAGTGAGGCCATCTTCGACCGAGCGATTGACGCCTATTTCGCCGCCGTAACGGACGAAAGGCTTGAGTCCGAGTTCGGGGATTTCAACTTCGACTTACGAGAACGGTTACTTAAAGTCGTCAGGCAAGCGTTTGGCGAAGAAACTTTCGACAAGGTCGAGACGTTCGTTCACGAGAATGAACACCCCCTTGCCAAGGAACTCCGTGAGGACCGGGAAGCCTTGAAGCCCTATTGGGACATCCCTGAGACGTATGTGCAAAGGAAACTTACTGAACGTGAGTGGGAAATTTACAACGCCTGGCTAAACCAAACCAAAGGGGAGAAAGCCAACATAGTTGAACATCCAGAAGGAAGGGCGGTGGTCAATAAAGGCAACCGTTGGAAGCGGCTTTACCAAAGAGAGGCGAAGCGCCAGAATCCAGATATCGCATCGTTGTTGAATAAGTGGGAATACAGCGTCTCTCGTGAGACACGCCAGTTTGCTGAGGCGGTGCCATGAGCGAGATTCGTTGCCCCAATTGCGACAAGAAGTTCTGTAACGCCTTAGATGGACAGGTATGGTTCACCTGTAAGGGGTGCAAACGTGAGGTCCATATTAATACCCGGCATATTGTAAAGAAAATACCTGTTGTGGTAGGATGATTTCAAATACATAACGGCACACGTGCCGCCTAATTTAGTGCGCTTAGTCGCCCACTTCTCTTAATTGAGGATGGGCGGCTTTTTTTGTGGCTCTTTCCGCTAGACGGAGACTACCCCACGAGGAGACGCAATGACCACTGGAAACACAATCACGGACAAAGGTCCCACCACTTCGGACAACGAGGAATCCCCGCTAGGTCAGGATGAATCGACGGAGCCGAACGCTGAGACCGAAGAACAAGAGGTCGATTGGAAGGTCAAGTTCGAGGAATCGGAGGCCGCTAACCTGAAGCTGAACAACGACAACAAATCGTTGTTAGGAAGGCTTCGGCAACCGCCGGCCAATGACGCAATAGGGCGTGAAATCCTGGACGAATTGGGTGGGCAACGAAAGCGGCTTAATGCTTTCTTCGACCGGACAGCCAGTGGCGAGACTGACGAATTACCTGCGGACTTGGTCAAGCTCGATGCGGAGTCAGACCTGACGCGGGCAGCCCGTCAGTATGAGCAAGGCTTTGTAAGGATGGAAACTCAACTTGAAGACGCTCTTAAAGACGAGGACGGTGCTCTGATTGTTGACATCGAAAGTCCTGAAGTAGCCGAGCTAATCAAATCTTGGACAGCGGCGAGAAATAACAAGAACCTGCTTGACCTCAGTGACGTTGTGACCGACGCCAATAAGTTGGCCCGGAAAATCGAGAGAGAAAAGCTGAAGAAAGCGGCAGAAGATGCCCAGGGCGAAGAAAAAGAGGCGGGCAAGGCCCGAGAGAAAAAGGCTGGGATGAATAACCTCAGCATTGACGGGCCTAAAACCGGCAGTAACAAAGGGATGTCTTGGGACAAGGCGCAACAAATAACGAACATCGGCGATATGACCGACGACCAATACTTGGAGAGCGTCGGTCGTAAATAGGAGTATACCGTGGCTATTACTAACTTCAGACCGACGATTTGGACAAAAGGGTTTCTTGTAAACCTGAATAAGAACCACGTCCACGTTGACGTGATGAACCGGGACTACGAGGGGGAGATCAAGCAGTTTGGCGACACGGTGAAGATCAGCTCCATCGGTCGCATCACGGTCCGGTCATACACCGATAACGCAGGCATGGGGGGGTCTGCGGCCACTCCGACGGTCACAGGCATCAACCGGCCTGAAATCCTCCAGGGCTCCTCGTTGTTCCTGACGATTGACCAGCAAGAATACTTCAACTTCGCTCTTGACGATGTTGATAAATGGCAAAACTCACCGAAACTTATAGACAAGGCCATGGCTGAAGCGGCTTACGCGATGGCGAACACAGAAGACCAGTTCGCCAACCAAACACTTCAAGAGGGTGTTTCTGGAACATCCGCTGGCAACGGCAATAAACTCACCGCCCGGACCATCGGTGTTGGCGCTGGTGACGACGATGCCTACGAGATGCTGGTTGACCTCGGCGTGAAACTGAAGGAAGCCGATGTGACCGGGGATATGTGGGCAATCATCCCTCCGTGGCTGACAGGAATGCTTCAGAAAGATGTTCGATTTACCAACTACGGCACTGACGCCAACAGAGCCACCCTGGAGAACGGCAGTATTGGGCGGGCAGCGGGCTTTGAACTAAAAGAATCCAACAACCTTTCCGGCACCACTGCCGGAACACTAGCCACGGTTGGCGGTGTTTACACAGTTCTGGCTGGAGTCAAAGACGCGGCCACCTTTGCCGAGCAGGTTGACTCCATCGAGGCATTCCGACCCCAAGACGGTTTCCATGACGCGGTGAAGGGACTGCATTTGTACGGATCGAAGGTCACGAGACCCTACGCACTCGCGTCCTGCGAGACCACTCAAGCCTGACCATTAGTTGGAAAGGAAGTGTAACTTATGGCTACCACAGCAATTACAGCGGAACTTCTCGCATTGAACACCCGTTCTGCCGACCTGCCTGATGCAGGTGGTGGAAGCGGCAACGGTATCGTTGCAACAACGCCGTCAGATGGTTGGGTTATCAGCCCAGCATCTGGTGAAACCTTTGATGAACGGCTGGTGTTGCGGCTTACAGCCAACGGGACGGGAGACACAGTCACCTTTGCTGCCGGAGACCGTTATCCAGCGCAACGAGCCGACCTCGGCACTTTGGCTATTGTTCTCGCGGCATCTGACTCTAGGTTTATCGCTATCGAAACCAGCCGGTTTCTCAAGAACGACGGCACGATTGTCGCTACCGCAACGGATGCGGGCACTGCGCTGACCGCATTGATTCTACCCAAGGCTCCGTAATCACAGCGGAATGCTGACCCCTGAAGAAGGTATCTCGGAAGAGGTGAAAAGATGAGTAACCCAAATGTAAAAGGCATCTACCTGCCCCTGGCCCGCCAGCATGTGAAGTCTGGTTGGGAGTGGGCTCATTCAGTAGGGACGGACTATTGGCTGCATCCTACTGCTGGACTAGACCAAGCGGCTGCGGCATCCACCGCGCTCGGCCCGTTGCTGGCTGAGAACGGCTGGGTGGCGACTTCGCTGGTCAACACGGCTGGTTCCGCTGCGGACTTCCGTGGCGGAGCTTTCACCCCAGGCACAGGAAAGAACCGGGACGGCTCGTTTGTTGATACGGGCGTTCCGAGCCATTTCCTGACTAACCTTGATGCCGACCTGCTCGACTCTCCGAATATGTTCGGGAACGCCGATGACATGGAAGCTGCGGCTGAGTTGGCTGGACAAGCGAACCTGCCCAACATCCTAGGAGTGAGCTTCTGGGGAGCCATGACGGTCCACTCAGCAGCTGAACTGGATTCCGGTTGGGGGTTCGTTGAAGACGGCGGTTCGCCAGCCACTGCGGCAGACGCAATCGCTTTCATATACTCCGACGGTTCCAACTTTGCCCTACAGACCAATGGGGCCCTCGTTGGGTCAGTTGGAGCGGCTGCCGACGCTCTCTGGCACAAGTTTCGGCTGGAGATTGATTTCAACGGGTTCACGACCTGGTGGATAGACGGCGCTCTACAACAACGGAACGCCGTAGCCATCACCGCCGACGAGTTCCCGTGTTCGTTCGGTTTCGCAGCCGGGACGACCAACCGGCCTGGTCTGGGTCTGACACACTGCTATTACGACTGGGGTTCCGGTAGGAGCCAGTAATGAAGGAACTAACAGAACGACAAATCCGTGAACGAGCGGCCTACGAGGAATACAAGGCTAAGTTGGTTGCTCCGCGCATGTCCACGCGTGACTATCTGCGGAAACAGGCGGGCTGGCCTCCGTTGCGGGTGAAGTAGATGGCTGAAGTTAGAAAAGGCTCATCTGTACGTGAGTTTGTCAAAGGTGTCCCGCGCCAGTTAGTTGTAGCCGTGCATGATATCGGCGTAGGCATCGGTCAAGGAACATGGCTCCATCGTCCCCACAACGGGAGAAGCTCCATATGCCTTTGGTGCTCACGCGCTGACCACCAACGAAATCAAGATTGGGGCGGTACACATTTTCTATGACTGGTAGAGAACTGACCCCGCGACAGGTTCGTGAACGCCTGGATGGCCTGTACTCCGAAAGAAAGGATAACAACCTATGACAGATCGAAGATTTAATTATGGCTGGGTAGATTCTGGATTAGAGAACCCCGGTCAATCCTCTTGGCAAGAAATGAAAATCAGTAAACGCGGTGAAACGCGGATTATTGATTTTATCAGTGAGATGCTGCAAGAAGGTCGTTGTTACCAGGTCCGCCTTGGGAGCATTTTTACGCCTGTAGCTGTAGACTCTACCCTTACAGACGCGAAGGCTGAGTTGTGCTACGACGCCTTAGCTGGGCTGACCATCATCCCCATTGGCCTGGGTATTGCGGCACGGGGTATCGCAACAGCGACTACCTTTGTGGCTACTCTGAAAGGTGTAGGGGAGGTCTCCAGCGCTGGGACAGTCTTCGCCCCTTTGCCACTGCTTGAAGGGGGAGACGGGGCTTCGGGTTCAGCCCGCGCTGCGGAGACCGGCGGTGTGACTGTAAAGGCAGAGCTAGTCACTGATACCGTCCGTATCTTTGAATACGAGGAAGTCTCGACTCAAACTCCAGTGGATGGTGAAGGCGAACTGAAACAGCTAACAGCGGCAGCCCAGACCGCAAAACTCTATTACATTGGGAAGGGTCCAGCCTGTATCTACTTGCAACTAGCTGCGACCACCGCGTTCCCGCTAACTCATAGCCATCTCAACGTCATGGAACTGCTTACCACGTCAATAGGTTAGCCATGCCTCTATACGGCTACCAATGCCCCAAAGGACATGAGGTGGAGTTGATACGCCCGATAGGGGTCGATACCGCCTCATGTCCTTGTGGGGCTGAGTCCAAGCGACAAACGGTTAACCGTGTGGCTCACATTGGTAGAGCAGCGATACCACGAGATCAGCAGAGCTACCGCGAGTCTTTCAGTGAGTACCAAGAAGCGGTCGCTGAGGTGTCAGACAGCTATGGTCGAGTAAACAATGAGCGTGCGCCGAACGAGCAGGTATCGGAACCAAATTACTTTGGGCTTGCCAAAAGCAAAGCTCAATCTCAGGGCGCAGCGATAAAGTAGGTGACAGATAGATGCCTGGAATAAAAATAGCAGATGGCACGGTTGTTGATACTGGGCTTCTACAAGATGCGGAAGGTAGGCTTGTTCTTAGCCCTTCTAGTGCCAACACGCAGCTCCACCCCACAGCTTTAGTAGAAGTGCCCGGTATTGTCACCGCGTCTATTTATGTGGCTGGTGACGCCGTGGGGACGATATTTACCTTTGGGGGCGTCCCTAAGCAGGGGACTATCCAAACAGGGGTGTATCTCGATAAGGATGATGAAGGCATTGAGACCGACATCATTATCTTCAATAAGGCAATCACCTCAGTAGCCGACCATGACCCATTTGGGGTGAGCGATGCTGATTTAGACAGCCTTGTTGGAACCATCACCTTCTCTACGTTCTTAGACTTGATTAACAATCAGAGTTCCGTTGCCTCTGGTTTGTTCCTGACTTATACAGCACCGGAAGAAACGCTCTTTGTGCAGATGGTTACGCGAGGAACTCCTAGTATCGCGGCATCGAACCTACCGCAGTTCCGGCTGACCATTCTTTCTCACAGCCTGTATACAGGGAGTAGCTAATGCCTAATCCAGGCGGGGGAGCCCCCGGTAATAAGGGTTCTGGAGTTTCGTTGTCGGGTACTAATACTTGGACCGCTGACCAGACATTCAACGCTAACGTTGGTTTCTATGGTACAGCACCGGTAGCCCAGGCGTCGGCCATTGGTGCCCCCACGGTGGACGTTACTAGCAACAACACCGCGATTATCGCCATCCGGAATGCGCTGCGGACTATCGGGCTAATCGCAACATAAAGGACTGAAATGGCAGAAACTATATCCGGGGTCAAAGGAACTACTGACTTGCTTCAAGGAAATGATGGAGAACACTGGGAAGACAGGGCAGGTCCTATTGGCGCGGTGGATGATGTGTTGTCTTGGCGTGTTATCAATGAGACGGAAACAAGTTTGTTCATAATCGTTCACTACCGAGAGGAATAAGATGCAAAATCGTGGCTCTAATGTCCACCAAACATAAACCATCCAAAAACAGCGTCAAGGAACCCGAAGGAATCTCTGCTACCACGGCGGACTTTCAGGAACTTCTTGAAGCCAATCCTTCATTGCAACTTCCATTGGTCAATATCATCCAGAAGTGGTTGTTGGCAGAGAAGGACGTGGAAATTGAACGGTTAAAGAGTGCCGTTGAGAGCAAATAACCAATGATTCTTAACCTCAATCTTCCTGGGGTTGGCCGCACGGCACTAGGAAACTAAGGAGAAACATGGCTGAACTCTACCACCAAGACGGATTTCAGACGCTCATTGCGTCTCTAACGGCACCTGATTCAGCAGTGTCATTGACGGTCAACGCCTCGACCGCGCATCGTATCTGGCTCCGAGAAATACATTTCGCGAACCTCACTCCAGCCGATCAAGCTTCTATGTACTACATCGGTCAAGTGACGGCTCCTGGGGCTTCAGGTGGCGCAATCACTCCGACATTGCTTGCGGACGCGGCTGGGCAGGCATCCCGGTCAGTCTTCCATTCAAACCTGACGACGGAACCCACCTACGTTGCCACAATTGAAGGCACGGGGTTGCGGAATCCAGCGGACGGAGACCTGTTGCGTATACTTCTGAATCATCGCGGGGAGTACACCTGGCGGGGAGAGTTCGTTGCCCCTGCCACGACCACCGACGGGTTTGCAGGTGCGGCTGACCATGCTTCCCAGACGACCGATTACATGATTGGCATGACCTGGGAGGAGTAATGACCTCGCAGAACATCAAGACTGGGTACGCCATCATTACGGACCCCTACGCTTCTATTCCTGTTCAGGAGTCGGACACCTATAACTGCGCTCATTGCCAGTTCGCCGTCCACGTTCATTTTGGATCCGGAACTAAACGCGGCTATTGCATGATGTGCAATTCCCCTCTTTGCGGTCGAGAAGCCTGTAACAAGGAATGCACTCCGTTTATGAAACGGATTGAGGAACAAGAGAACAGAGCCAGACTCCATCGAACTATTCAAGCGGGGTGTGACAACATCTAATGGCTGAGGAAAAGATAACGGAACTTATCGCCGATATACTCCCTGCTGCCGTTGATGTAGTTGCGATTGTTGTAGACACAGGTGGAACTCCAATTACTCGGAAGATAACCCATGACGATCTACTCTTCGGGGCTAACGGCACCCCGAGCACACAAGCCCACAGCGACAGCGCGGCTATTGGAACAGCCTTGGATGCAGCCCGGTCCGACCACAAACACGCCATGCCCGCCGCCGTAGGCGGCGGTCCTCCCCAGGCCACCCAAGCCGCCATTGAAGCTGAGACTAACGAGGACACCTACATACCGCCGGACCTGGGAATTCACAACCCCGGCACTATCAAAGCTCGCTGTCATTGGAATGCCTCTTTTATCTTAGACTCCAACAGTTTTAATATTGCTAGCGTAGGAAACGACTCAACAGGCATTGGGACCATAACCATCGCCACAGATATGTCTAGCGCCGCTTACCAAATTGCATTAACCCCAATCGACCCTGTAGTAGTCAGCGCAGTAAACAATCTCGCCGTCGGCAGCTTCAAAGTGAATAGCAATAGAACCATAGACCAGGGCCTAATAAATAGAGGAGGCCACTGTATGGTTGGAGGTGACAGATAGTGTCGAAAATTCTCCTCATCCCCAACCCCTTGGTGGGAAACCTCATGACCCGGCATCCGGCTTGGTTTGACCGTAGCAGACCTTTGGTCGCACCAGGGATAGCCCTGAAACATGTCGGGAATTCCTGGGTGCTATACCGTGAGAAGGCCGGAAAACCCCTAGCAACATGGACCGAGGCCGAAGGCAAACTCATCGCGCTAGAGGACGATATTACCCAGGCAAATGGGATTTCAATATTCGTGGAATCGCCCCAAGTTTTCATGGAGCAGTTAGTCGAACGCCACAAAGCTCCAAGTACGGGCGACCCGCTAACCCCGGCGTCTGTCGAGGGAGTGGATTACTTTCTCGTTGAGTCGGGAGAAGTGCCCGCCGACCATGACTGTGACGATGGTTGCGAGTTTTTCGACGCCTGGGAGTGGACCGGCAGAGTACAGGTCAACATGCCCAAGGCCCGCATCATTCATATGGACGCCATCAGAGAGGCGCGAAACGCCGAATTGGTCAAGTTGGACGTGCCCTACCTGAAAGCCCTAGAAACTGGGGACACCGTGGAACAAGACCGGATCGCCGCGCTGAAACAGACGCTCCGGGACATCCCACAGACCTTCCAGGCTGTATTAGATGCAAAGAGCACGCCGGAGACACTGAAGGCTGCTCGGCCCACGGAGTTGGTCTAATGCCGCCTACTCTTAACTTTGCCCTAGAACTACTCAAAGAAGATGGAGATGGCCTTCTCAAAGAAGACGGCGATAACATCCTCACAGAACAACACGCCTTCGTAAACATCCACGATGGGGTTGAAGAATTCGAGATGTTGGCTTTGGAGAAAGCCAAGGAAGACGCTAAGAAGCTGAAGGATGCCCAGACTATCGACCTAGCGTTGTTTGCCAATATCCACTTCGGGCCTGACGGGACTGGAGACTTTGCGGAACCTACCTCGTTTGAGGTTACGGTCAAGTCGGGCCGTTTTGAGGTACGGAGGCCACTCTAATATGAGAACTCGATTGACGTTTTCTAATGCAGATTTTGCACCGACGGTAAGTGCGGCCAGACTTATTTACATAGGTGTTTTCCAAAGAATATGGGTGGCCTTGGGGGCAGTGGGTTTGCGATCCGTTGCCTCGGCCTCTGCGAACATTCTCCAGGTGGGTAACGGTTTCAAGATGGATGGGGCGAACACAGGAACGTCTTCGGCAAAGATGGTCAAGCTCCATACCATCTGGCACTGGGCCTACCAATTGCTCATACGCCCATTTGTGAGCTCGGTGCATCGATATTCTGTCGTTGGTCTTGAATTGTCCGTATCCAGCACGAATCGTCGAAGCGATCCAATTCCAACAATGAGTTCCATTCCAAAGAGGCCCGTTTTTATTAACTTTCTCCCAGAATCTTTCTTCAGGAGTCCGCGGATGGGCATCTGGCACTGGTATGGGCAGAGCTTTTCCTCGCTGCCATTGAACATAATGGCGGGAACACAAAGAACGGGCATGGTAGGGGCCAGCACAATCAGGAACGATACAATATAGCCTCGATTTCGTCATTGTTAATTATTTAGCATTGCAACACAAAAATTCTGTATTAAAGAGTATACACCACGCCTCACGTTGATTTCGAGATAAAGCAAAACGATACCTCACCTGCGTTCGAGGGTATTTGCCGAGACGGCTTTGGTTCTCCGGTGGATCTGACTGGAGCTATGGTCTTGTTTAAAATGCGCCTGCTCCCTGCTGGAGCGATCAAGGTTTCTGCTGGAACCATGGGGGCAGTTGGAAGCGCCATCCTTGGGCGGCAGAAATACAGTTGGGCAACGGCAGACACTGACACGGCTGGGACGTATGAAGCTGAGATCCAGGCCACGTTCTCAGACGGTCAGATCAGAACGTTCCCACCTGCGGGATACGTCACAATACATATAACAGACGATATCTAGGAAAGTACCATCGCTGCAACGACAAGACAGGTCTACCGACAGGGTTTCTCTGAAAGCTATGGGGATTTCATTTCCGTGGATACAACTGCCGCTGGGGATGCGGCAGGTCTAACGGTAGTGTCGAAGAACTTCCTGAACCTGGACGGTGGGACGGACGACGACACGTTCGAGGGTTGGTACCTGCTGATAGCCGACTCCGACTCTGCTGCGAATGGCGAGAGCAGGAGGATCGACGCTTACGTTCCTGATCCCGATGCTCCAACGAATCGCGTGTCGTCGGCGTTCTCATTTCAGATAGTTTCAGGGATAACAATTGAACTCCACAGGTACAACCCGACCGACAAACACAACGTCCTGGGCCAAGCACTGAACCAACTGTCCAAAGACTTGGCCCTGCCAGTCCGGGACGAGACCATCGTCGTGGATAATATTTTATTGAATACGGGCTTTGAGACCTTTTCCTCTGGGTTCACCAACTGGGTAGCGGCTGGGTCCCCGACTATTACACAGGAGACTACGATAGTTCACCACGGGAGCAGTTCGGCTAAGGTTGTTGCCAGTGGCGCTATCGGTCAATTAACCCAAGCTCCCACCATTAACATTAATGAAGTTACAGCTGAACAGGCTGATGCAAAACGGTGGTGTTACGCTACGGCGGCAAATACCGTCCGGCTCCGAACAGACTTTGGAACCAGCATCGCCAGTTCTCCCTACCATTCTGGAAGGGATCAGTGGGAGTTATTGGAGGTTAACCAAGCAGTTCCAACTACAGCCACGCAGGTCAAACAGATTTGCGAGGTTGCGGCCAACGGGACGGGGTACTTTGACATCGGATATCTGTCTGTGGGGCCGGTTTACGACTACGCCCTGCCTACTTCCATCGTGGGAGACATTTATAGCCTGTCTCAGCAATCCAATGAGGACGACGTTAATGGGGGCTATTACCCCATTCCTAACGGGGGGTGGCCGGCCGAGGGGCGGATACTCCGCATCATTGGAACAGGCATTCTTTCAGTTCCCACGACCGACACAGGAACCACTGAGATCGGTGAGCCACAATTACAATTACTCTACGCCTACGCTGAGATGCTTTTGTGGCGACTTCTGGCTTCCCCTGCCCGGTCGGCAGGGCTAGACCGTTCTGGCTTCCGAGAGGCCGCTGGTGAGGCCGCAGACAAGGTCGCGGTGCTCAAGGCCCAGAAGGGCATGATAACGCCCAGAAACAACGCACAGAAGCACAGAAATAATTGGCATACCGAAGGGGACGGGTCGAGCAGGTTACTCGTGTTCACCCAGCCACGCGCATGACGCAGAATAACGTCCTTCAGAACCTCCGAACGCCTACTCCTCGACGGCTTGAACACTTAGGATTCCATGCGGAGCGCCGAACGAGAGATTTACCTCAGTCCGCAGACGAAACGTTATTCCGTATCTCGGGCGGGAAGGTCCTCGTGACAGCCATCATTGGGGAAGTGACGACGATCATTGAAACCCAGGCTAACAATACTAAGTTGAAGCTCAACCCAACCACAGGTTCGGACGTTGACCTCTGTGCAGTCTTGGACATCACGGCAGATGCGGTGAAAACCCTTTATGTCTGCACGGGTACGTTAGCCAACGCTTTGGTTTCCAGCATCGGCGTGGCCCTGCTCCAAGCAACACCTTGGGTATTAGATGTTGGCGATATAGAACTGGACTGTGCGGCATCGAATACTGGACAGGTCAAATGGGACATCTTTTTCAACCCAATCGACGGCGGAACAATAGGGGCCATACTTGAATAATGGCTAATGGAGGTACATAGCGTGCCTGCTGCTGGGATTACCGACGATTTCACTTTAAGCGAGTTCGACGGGGGGAACAAGTTCGGACTGATGGCGACTCGTGGCAAGAATGGCCGTCGGCCTTTTTCCATTGAGGACGCCCGGACCATCTTAAACCGGCAACTCGCCATGGGTGAATTGACCGAAGCGGAACTCCCTGCTGAGATCGAACAAGTTTGGAGCATGGACACTTGGGACTTGGGTATCGGCGGTGTCGTACACCGGAAAGACCCCAGGAAGGTGGCGATTACAAAGAAAGTAGACGTGTCTGAGCCAGGATTAATCCGGTTGGCCCGTGAGATTCGTTCCAGTACCCTCAGTTCAGACCCCAATAACTTCGAGCCTTCTGCTTTCGCCATCGCTGCACGCGACACTGCTGGATTGACCAGCGAGTTATTCTGTGGGGTCGGCCGCGACATTTACAGTGGCGGAGATGACAATTGGACGCTCGAAACTGAGCCTCAAGCGGTAGACGTTTACTACCAAAATGGAGTTCAGTTTGGGAAATGGGTAGTGATGTCGGCCAGATACGGTGGGTCAGACTGTGACGATTGCGCGATGGTCTATATCTACAAAGACCCGCAGACGGCAGATTGGACGCTTTCCACTCTAACGGCTGGCCGGTTTAAATACTTTGCCAAATCTAGGAACTCGGCTGGGAATGAAATCCTTTGGGGCGGAAACCACATCTTTGACACAGGGCTGACCCTCAGTGGCGATCACACCAGCGCGGATACGACCCTAGACTTGAGCGCCGACCCCACGGCAACCATCGCGGTGGACAACATTTTGATGATGGGAGCGGCAGGTGCTCAGGAGTTGATGTTGGTCACGGCAGTTTCAGCATCAGCACCCCACATCACAGTTGTCAGGGCTTACGGGGGGGACTCGTCCGATCCTGCTGGTGGAGAGAAGATTTACCTCTACCAACCTCACGTAATCAAGAACTCGGTTGATCCTAGTAACAGCGGCTCCTGGTCTACCGGAACTGCGATTGGAGAGGACAACCAGCCAATCACCGGGCTGGCCGTTGATGGCGACTCAGATATCTTGTTCATCACCAAGACGGACGGCATCTACAGTCACGGTCTCGATGCGAACGGCATAGTCTCTACTCGTAACTTGACCACCGAGTTCAGACAATTTGGCTATACCGGAAATTTTGAGAACGTCTACGCCTGGAACGGCCATGTCCTGCTTCCTTTGGGGACGGGCGGACTCTTGGACATGGCTATCGCTTCGGGAGTCATCCGGGACATCTCCATGAGGATATTGGCCCCAGAGCGGACCAAACTTCATGGTCGAATCGTAGCGATGCATGGAGATCCCACCAACCTATTCATGCTCATCAAGGATGCGAGTGCCCAACTGCTTCATCTGGTCTTGGCGAAACTCGTCGCCTTTGAAGGCGTGACCGAGTTCCGGTATTACGTCCTACAGGAACTTGGGGCCGGAGGGACCATCGACGATGACCAATGCGAGTTGATGATCGATACGTCCCTCAGCAACCACCGGAGGGTCTGGATCGGGTTTACCGAGTCAGGTGTCAGTGTGACGCCGAAGTTCTATCCTTTCGGTAGAGTTAATGATGACAAGACGGACGGGTTCACCACCGATACCGATGCCTGCGTGACCTTCCCGGAGTTCGACAAGAACCTACCCAACGTGCCGATGCATGTCTCCAAGATAGAATTGGGGACGAACAACCTAACTGCTGGGTCCAGGAAGATTGACTCCGACTTCCGCATGGATCGGGCTATCAACGCGGCAGGGACTGCGGTTTACGTGAGCGGCCCTTCGTTCCGTCAGTCTCCGTTGCAAGAGGCTGATTTCGATCACGGAACTGCCGGGAAGCTAATGGAGTTGAGACTGCAACCCAACCTAGCCTCTGTCGGAACCACGAGCCCTGAGATAACCAGTATCCGGGTAACGTGGCAGATACAGCCAGACCCACGGAAACTCATTCCCATGCGGGCTTACATCGCGGAGGGGCAGTTGAGGTTGAACGGGACAGTAGGGGGAAGACCTAAGAAACTGCTGGCCCAGTTGAACAAGTGGAACAGCGAGCCGACTGACTTGATATTGGGAACACCCAACGATGATGATGACCGGAGCGTATTGTTCCTGCCTGGGACACTGAGAGTCAAGGAAGTCGGCATAGAATTTGGCCGACGGCCGGAGTACGAAGCAACATGGATGACGGTGGAGGTCTAACCATGCCTAAGCACGGACCAAAAGGAAACAAACACGGCAATCTTCCCAAGCCAAAAAAGAGCGGAAAGAAGAAGTAAATGGACTTACGTAACAAGGAGCCAAAGCATCCCCACCCGAAGAAGATGGGGAACGGTCAGTTTAACTCACAGGGCGGATTAGAGGTCTATAAGCTGCTCTGGGGTCTACAAGGCCAGGTTGGCCGTACGGAGGGGATGATAGCGTTCCTAGCGTTATCCCAAGGGGCTATTCTAGGTCGAGTGTTCGGAGCTTGGTAGCCCGCCTGACCAGCCACCCTTCCTCGGTAGCCTTGGCCGGGTGGCTACCCCCATCTACGACGCTTCCCGCTAATGATTCGGCTTATATG